CGGATCCCGGCGATCAGCAACGCCTGGCGCACCGACAAGGCGCTGCGCGACGAGCTGCGGTCGATCAGCTACGACCAGAAAAAGACCAACGAGGGATTCGCCGAGGGCGTGAGACTTTGGATGACGCAGCCGGAAGTGCTGCAGGCGAGGGCGCCAAAGGTCCATGCCTGGCTCGAAAGCATCGCGGCGAACCACGAATACGGCCCGGCGCTGAAAACCGCGCAGCAGGGCATGACGTCATGGTTCGGCCAGGACGCCATCAACCGCGCGCGCAGCAAGATCGGCAAGCCGCTCGATCTGAATGAGGCGTTTGACGGCATGTGGGACAAATTCCGGCAATCGACCGTCGATGATCTGCATGGCGTCTACCGCATGGAACGCGAGCTGAAGGGCGGCATCGCGCCGGCGGGACCCTACGAAAGCGCCCGCCTGTCGCGCGCGTCGCAGTCGATCGCGGATGGCGCGCTACAGTTCGGTGCGCCAGCGGTCAAGGCGGACGGTTCCTTCACCTTCAAGGGCAAGGGCCTCGAAGAAATCCTGAAGCCTGTCGCCGAGGGCCTGGACGACTCCCTGCTCTACTTTGTGGGGAAATCGGCCAAGGAGCTGCAGACCCAAGGCCGCGAGCACCTGTTCACGCCCGGCGAGGTCGACGCCATGCTCAGGCTCAGAACGCCAGCTCGAGACGCGGCCTTCGCCGAGTACCAGAAGTGGAACAAGGGCATTCTCGACTTCGCGGAATCGCGCGGCGTCATCAACCCGGACGCGCGGCGCGCGTGGCAGCGGACCCAATACATGCCGTTCCACCGCGCCGGCACGACGGAGGGATTCAAGGGCAAGCCGGGCGATTGGAGCGGCATCAAGGCGCTCACCGGCGGCACCGAGAATCTGCGGGACATCCTGGGCAACATGACCGCCAACGCGGCGCAGTTGATCGACAAAGCGGTAAAAAACGAAGCGCGTCAGAAGATTGCGGCTCTGGCAAACGAGCGCGGCGGCGGCCGGTTCATGGTCAAAATCGACGCGGAGACACGGCCGGTCAAGGTGGACAAGCAGGCCGTGCTCGATGGCCTTCTCAAAACCTTGGGGATCGACCGCGGCGCGATGGTGCCGCCGAGAGTCGCGAAGATGATAAAGGCGCTGCGGGAGGAGTTGGATGCCAATCCGGGCATGCTTGAGCTGTATATCGGCAATCAGCCGCCCGCCGGGCGCAACGTGGTGGCCGTGCTCAACGACGGAAAGCCGACCTGGTACGAAGTCGCGGACCCGATCCTGTACCGGGCGCTCTCTGCAATCGATCGACCGGTGCAGCCGTGGATCGTGAAGTGGCTCGGGTGGCCCAAGCGCATCGGGCAGACGACCATCACGCTGACGCCGGACTTCATGGTGGCGAACATCGCGCGCGACACGATCATGGGCAGCGTGATGTCCCGCGCTGGTTTCCGCCCAGTCATGGACAGCATGATCGGCATGCGACTCAGGATCACCAAGGATCCGCTGTACCGGGACTACATCGCCAACGGCGGCGGGCTCAGTTCAATCTACATGGACCAGGCGAAGTTCAAAGCGAAGCTGGAACGCTTCTACACCCGGCAGGGCATCGATTACCGGACCGTGCTCGATGCGCCGGAAAAACTGCTCGGCTTCATCGAAACCCTCGGCGACGCCTTCGAGATGAGTACGCGCATGGGCGAATACAAGCGGGCCATCGAGAAAGGCGAGAACCCCCGGCACGCCGCCTACCTGGGACGTGACGTTTCGACCGACTTTGCCATGCGCGGCGACAGCAAGGCTCTCGGCTTCATGTACGACACGATCATGTTCCTGCGCCCGGCAGTGATCAGCATCGATCGACTGTTCCGCGGCTTGGCTCACGATCCGAACAAAGGGGCAATCGCCACCAAGGCCGGCATGCTGGCGTTGGCGAGCGCGGCGCTGTACCTCTTGAACCGGGACGACAAGCGATACCAGGACTTGAACGATTGGGACCGCGACGCGAACTGGCATTTCTTTGTCGGGGACCAGCATTTCCGCTACCCGAAAATATGGGAGATCGGCGCCATCGCCTCGGCCGCCGAGCGCACCTTGGAAAAGATCATGCAGGCGGATCCTGCCGGCCTCGGTAAGGACTTCGCCAGGATCATCCAGCAGACCATGGGGCTCAACTACATACCGCAGGCCATCGCCCCACTCGCCGAACAGGCGATGAACCGCAACGCCTTCACCAATTCGTCGATCGAGACGCCGGGAATGGAGGACCTGCAGCCCTTCCTCCGGGCGAAGCCCTGGACCAGCGAGACGCTGAAGGCGGCTGGGATGGCGAGTCGGAACATGCCGGAATACATGCAGGTCAACCCGGTGCGCGCCGAGGCGCTGCTCAGGGGCTACTTCAACACCTGGGCCATGTACGGGCTCGCGCTGACCGACAAGGCATTCTTCGACCAGCAATCGCCCGACAAGCGCCTGGACGAAATGCCGGTGGTGCACCGGTTCTACAGCCAGGAGCCGCCGCAGCACACCAAGTACGAGACCATGTTCTACAACATGCTCGAGGAAGCGAAGCGCTTGCGCGGCACCCTGAAGGAACTCGACAAGGTTGGGCATGCCGACATCGCCGACGAGAAGGAGAAAAGCCCGCTGGCCGGCGAGGCGCAGCCGTTGGAGCGCGCCGGGAAGAACCTCCACGCCATCAATCAGGAAATGCGCCTGGTGCGCCGCTCGGACGCCACGCCCGCCGAGAAGCGCCAGAAGCTCGATGAGTTGACCACGGAGCGCAATGCGCTGCTCAAGGCCACGGTGCAGGATGCACAGCGGAAACAGGCCGAGACCAAGGACGCGCTGATGCGCGCGGAATCGAAGTTGCAGAAGTTCAACGCGAAATGACGGCGCCGGCGTCCACCGATTCAGGCGCAGCCACGTTACCGGAAACGGCCAAGGCGCTGACGCAGGGCGAGCGAACAGCCGCCTTCCGGAAGAAATGGCGGCGCATCGACTACTACCCGACCACCAAGGCACACGAAGCGATCCTCCGGCGGCACAAGCAATTCCCGCGCGACAGCATCCGCAAGATCATCGACGACCTGATTCTGGCCGGCGAAAAGGCGGTTTCCGGAAACAAATGAAAACGATCAGACTCGGCACGGGAAAGGGCGCAATCGCGCTGCGGAAAACGGCCTTCATCGAGGCGTTCATCCAGAACGGCGGCAACGCCACGCAAGCGGCCATTCAAGCCGGCTACGGCAAGAATCGAGCGCGGCAGACGGGCGCGCGCCTAGTGTCAGATGGTGACATTTCATTGGCGATAGCGGAGCGCCAGCAGGAACTCGCGGAGAAATACGCCCTCACGACCGACGACGTGATTCGCACGCTCGCGCAGGCGCTCTACTTCGACCCTCGCAGGATGTTCCGGCCGGACGGCTCGCTTAAAACCGTTGCCGAGCTCGACGACGACACGGCCGCCGGGCTTTCGAGCTTTGAGGTTGTGGAAATGGCCGGCGGCACCGAAGGCGACATTCCGGTGTTCACCAAGAAAGTGAAGTGGCTCGACAAGAACGCGGCCCGCGAGCAGGCAATGAAGCACCTGGGCCTGTTCGGAGCCGACCATTTCCAAAGGGGACCGTTCGCGGACATTCCCCGCCCGGTAGTCAAAATGATCGTCGATCGCATCCGCCAACTCGCAATCGCGCATTGAGAAACAGACCCTTGATCGAGGTCGAAAGATGCTGAATTGTAAGACCGCTACGCACGCAGGCGCGCGCGCGCGAGGATCGGCGCAGGCGACGAAGCGCGCGCATCCGCTGATGCTGGATCGAAAGTCGTGGGACAAGCCGGCGGTAATGGACTTCCTTTGTGACGCGATCATGGAAAGCAATCGCGGTGTCCGTGCCATTCTAGATGTAGGCTTTCCGATCCGTGGCAGAAAGGCCGCGCCTCTACCAGGCTACGCGACGTTCATGCGATGGCTCGACTCCGACCCCCACCTTGCTGCTCAATACGTGACGGCGAAGGACTGGCAACGGGAATTCTTGTGCGACGAAATCATGGAGATTGCCGACAACGCCGCCAGCGACTCGGTCGAACGCGCCAGACTACGGATCGATGCCCGGAAGTGGCACATTGAGAGACTCGGGCTGAAGAAGTACGGAGTGCAGAAAAGCGTAGCCGATCCGGTCGAGGATTTGAACAAGCTGACGGACGCGCAGATCGAAAGCCGCCTCAAGAATTATGACAAGAAGCAGGCGATGCGCGCTGCCGGCTGACCGCAAGCCGGCGGCAGCGAAGGCGAGTATCCTTCCCGCATCGCCAATGCGACCGGACTGGATCCGGCCAGGCGCCCATCATGGGAGGATCGAGAAAATGACCAAGCTGATCGCTTTTGTATTCGCGCTGGCGTTGTCCGGGTGTGGTGCCCCACCAATTAAGCCAATGACCACGCCAGACGGCAAGCCTGGGTTTCTGTTGTCGTGCGATGGAGTCACTGATGATTGGACCTCCTGCTACGCTGCCGCCGCAACCGCGTGCAAGGGCAAATACACAATCATCGACCGCAACGAGAGCAGCACACCAACCGGCCTGACCCCTGCGATCCGGCGATACCTGATTGTGGAGTGCAGGAACAACTAGCGTCAGAGGTCGGACCAGCGAAGCATGGCGTGGTGCGGAAGTAGGGTTGCGATCTGCTGGCAATCGGTTCAGCGCGGCGTTCCCTGCAGGAATCCAAGCCCCGGACCTTCCTCGCCTGGATCCGGAACCTGGCGCACTTCGAGCGTGTTATCGAGGCGCTCGCCGTCAGGGAAGCGTTTGGCGGCTTCTTCCTCGGTCAACACATACCGAGTCCGATACCACTTCCCGTTGCGCGGTTCCTTGTATCGGTATTTGTAGAGGTAGAGGGGGTGCATGGTTTCCGCCCTGCTGCGGTCCATTTTCTTGAAGGCCGCGTGTGATACGTGGGTAAGGACGTGGGTAACGAGATGGTATTCTGAAATACTGTTATTAATCAGTATATTCTGTACTATTTGGCGGAGAGGGCGGGATTCGAACCCGCGTTAGGCTATAAACCTAAACACGCTTTCCAGGCGTGCGACTTCAACCGCTCATCCACCTCTCCGCGGAGGGGGCGAAGTATAGCAGAAC